ATTATGATGTTAAACTTAACAAGTAGCGACAATGCTGTACTACACTATAACGTAAAAGCCAAATCATAACTAACATGTGAAATGAATGTTTGACAAAAAATATGAACAACGACTACTCATCTGGCGCGAGTTCAGAGACTCTTTAGAAACGGCAGATGATCCAATACAAGAAACAATTAATTTTTACGATCGAGCACCAGAATGTTTGATTGCTGCTGATCCGTTTACTCCAAGTAGTTGGCCAACAGCATGGGAATTAATAGAGGAAAATAATTATTGTTCCTTTGTTAAGATTCTTGCAATTTGTTACACCTTGCAGTTAACTGATGTGTTATCCCGAGCATCTTATGAGATACATATAACACGAGACTATAAAAACTCGGAGACATACTACTTGCTTTATGTCGACAACAAGGTGATAGGTTTCGATGCAGATACGTATGTGCAAAGGAATAAACTGCCTAAAACTTTGCGTTCTGAACTAACGCATGTGCTGCCAGCACAATAATAAATACCTAACTACTATAACAATTTAAAGGACAAAGCACATGATTCAAGTTACCAAACGTGACGGCGACAAAGAACTTCTAGACATTGAAAAACTACACAAGGTTGTATTTTATGCTTGTGAAAATATTACAGGAGTTAGCCCTAGCGAAGTAGAACTTAAAAGTCAAATACAGTTCTACAATGGAGTAACTAGTAAAGAAATCCAAGAAACGCTAATCAAAGCAGCAGCAGATCTTATCAGTGCAGAAACTCCTAACTATCAATATGTAGGCGGACGCCTTGTAAACTATGCACTACGCAAAGAAGTTTACGATGGGTTTGAACCTTGTCATATTAAAGAACTAGTTGACAGAAATACAGAAGCTGGATTTTATGATTCTGAACTCGTTACAAAGTATACAACTGACGAGTGGAATAGAATCAATACATTTATTAAGCACGAGCGCGACGAGAACTTAACTTATGTTGCAATGGAACAGCTTCGCGGCAAATACCTAGTACAAAATAGAGTAAGCGGCGAAATCTTTGAAACTCCACAAGTTTGCTACATTCTTATTGCAGCAAGTTTGTTTCAAGACTATCCAATAGAGACTCGGTTGCAATGGGTCAAGGAATATTACGATGCTATTAGTTTACACGACATTAGTTTACCTACTCCTGTTATGGCTGGTGTGCGTACCCCGCAGCGCCAGTTCAGTTCGTGCGTACTCATTGAAACTGATGACAGTCTTGACAGCATTAATGCTACTGCTGCCTCTGTTGTTAAGTACGTCTCACAAAAAGCAGGCATTGGTATCGGCGGAGGAAGCATACGTGCTATCGGCTCCCCCATACGTAAAGGCGATGCATATCACACAGGAATCATTCCTTTCTATAAGCATTTCCAATCAGCAGTAAAGTCATGCAGCCAAGGCGGTGTACGTGGCGGAGCAGCAACTATATACTACCCTATATGGCACCTTGAAGTAGAAGACATGCTAGTGCTAAAGAATAACAAAGGCACCGAAGAGAACCGTGTACGACACATGGACTACGGTGTACAGTTTAACAAGTTGATGTATGAAAGACTAGTAACTGGCGGCGATATAACTTTGTTTTCGCCTGCAGATGTTCCTGGATTGTACGAAGCTTTCTTTGCAGATCAAGACAAGTTTAAAGAACTATACGAAACAGCAGAACGCAACACACGACTACGTAAGAAGTCAGTTAAAGCAAGTGATTTGTTTAGTGCGTTCATGGAAGAGCGTAAGAACACAGGACGCATTTACTTGCAGAATGTAGACAACGCTAATGATCATGGCAGCTTTATACCAGAAATTGCCCCTATTAGAATGAGCAATTTGTGTGCAGAAATTACTTTGCCAACTAAGCCACTTAAAGACCTAAACGATCCAGAAGGAGAGATTAGCTTATGTACACTAAGTGCAATCAACTGGGGTAACATTCGTACTCCGGCAGACTTTGAGCGTGTTTGTCGCTTGGCAGTACGTGGATTGGATGCACTGCTAAGTTATCAAAACTATCCAATACTCGCAGCACAACTAAGCACAGAGAAGCGTAGACCCCTTGGCGTAGGCATTATTAACTTTGCATATTGGTTGGCAAAGAATGACTTGTCATACCAGAACATTGATACTGCCGGACTTGCTCTTGTAGACGAATGGGCCGAAGCTTGGAGTTACTACTTAATTAAAGCAAGTGCTGACTTAGCAACAGAGTTTGGCGCACCAACTGGCAATATGGAAACGAAGTACGGACACGGCATTACACCTAACCAAACATATAAGAAAGACTTGGATGAGTTAGTTCCACATGTAGAGCGTATGGAGTGGGACACACTTAGAGCACAGCTAAAGGATACAGGCATTCGTAACAGTACACTAATGGCCCTTATGCCAGCTGAAACAAGCGCACAGATTGCTAACGCTACAAACGGAATAGAGCCGCCACGTAGTTTAATTAGTATCAAGCAGAGCAAGCATGGTGTACTAAAGCAAGTTGTTCCTGAGTACAAGCGTTTAAAGAACAAGTATGACCTACTATGGGATCAACAGTCACCAGAAGGTTATATTAAAATTATGGCTGTTCTACAGAAATATATTGACCAAGGCATTAGTGTTAATACTAGCTACAATCCGATCTTCTTTGCTGATGAAAAGATACCAATGAGCACAATGTTACAACACTTATTAATGTTCTACAAGCTAGGCGGTAAGCAGTTATATTACTTCAACACCAATGACGGACAAGGCGAAGTAGATGTTAACAAGATGATGGGCGAACTAGAAGTTGTAGAAACCGACGACGATGAATGTGAATCTTGTCACATTTAATACTTGACATGTCCTCTGGGGCATGTTATAGTTATACTATAGATATACACACAAGGGTAAGAGATTAGATGAGCGTTTTTAACACTGAAAATAAAGCAGACCACACAAAAGTATTAGCATTCTTGGACCCAACGGGCGGTCCTACAATCCAGCGTTATGATACGCTGAAGTACAAAAGCTTTGACGGACTTACAGATAAGCAATTAGGATTCTTTTGGCGTCCTGAAGAAGTTGATGTAACCAAAGACAGCAAAGACTTTAAAGCTCTTAGTGACCATGAGCGTCACATCTTTACAAGTAACCTAAAGCGTCAAATTCTACTAGATAGTGTGCAAGGTCGTGCACCAGTAGAAGCATTTTCGCCTATTGTAAGTTTACCAGAGATTGAGAACTGGATCACAACGTGGACGTTCTCAGAAACAATCCACTCACGTTCGTACACACATATTATTCGTAACGTATACAGCAACCCCAGTAAAATCTTTGATGAGATGCTAGACATTGCAGAGATTGCAGACTGTGCTGGAGACATTAGCAAGTACTACGATGACCTTATCGAAACTACACGCTGGTACAAGTTGCTAGGCGAAGGTACTCATACTGTTAATGGCAAGAAGATTAAAGTTGACATGTATGAACTAAAGAAATTGTTGTGGCTTACACTAATGAGTGTTAACATTCTTGAAGGTGTGCGGTTCTATGTAAGCTTTGCATGTAGCTGGGCGTTTGCAGAGATGAAGCAAATGGAAGGCAATGCTAAGATTATTAAACTTATTGCCCGTGACGAGAACTTGCACCTAGCAAGCACACAAATGTTGCTAAAGATTCTTAAGAAAGACGATCCAGACTATGTAAAGATTGCAGAAGAAACAGAAGAAGCATGTATTCAAATGTTTGTTGACGCAGTTGATCAGGAGAAGGCTTGGGCAGAATATTTGTTTAAAGATGGATCAATGATTGGACTTAACACAGAGTTGTTGAGTGGATACATTGAATGGATTTGCACACGTCGAATGACTAATGTAAATCTAAAAAGTCCGTACAATACAAAGACTAATCCTTTACCCTGGACACAGAAATGGATAAGTGGTAGCGAAGTACAAGTTGCTCCACAGGAAACAGAAATAACATCTTATGTCAGCGGCGGCACAAAGCAGGATGTCGGCGAAGATACTTTTAAAGGATTTAGTTTATGATAGAAATTTATGGCAAGCCTCAGTGTCCATTTTGTGATAGAGCAAAGGCTTTGTGCGAAGCAAGGAAGTTGCCATACAAGTACTTCCAACTTGGCACAGACTTTACTCGTGACGAGGTACTTGAAAAGTTTCCAGGAGCACGTACCTTCCCACAAATTACAGTACACGGAACAAAAATTGGTGGCTACGATAAACTAGGCACATACTTAGAAGAAACTAACTATAACGGAACAGGATACTCACTATGATCATTCAGAAGCCACTTAAAGTAGGCGAAATTGTCTCATTCAAATTAAACTCAGGCGAAGAATTAGTTGCCCGCATGGATGGCGAGACGCCATCACAGTATACACTTTTTAAGCCAATGGTGCTAATTATGCAACAGCAAGGTTTAGGTCTAGCACCTTTCATGTTTGGCGTATCGCCTGATGCAAAGTTTGAACTACAAGCACATGCAGTAAGTTGTATGGCTGCAACTGAAACTGAAATTGCAAAACAATATACAGCAAGTACTAGTAATATTCAAGTCGCGTAAATTCTCGGATAAATATACTAAAGAGGAATGTAAATGTCAATAGCAGGCGCAAATATATATGAAGATTCCGCAAGTTTAGGTAAAACTACGGTCAACCATACGGATAGTGACACTGACACTGATCCGGGTTCAGCGCCAGCGCCGGCTGATCATGTACACATTGATTTTGATATTGCTCACCAAGCATGTCTTGCTGAGATAGCAAGTTTGTTTGAAGATATACAAGTAGACTTGCGTATTATTACAGATAGAGGCGATGACAGAGCTAAAGGCATTTATCAACGCGAAGCAGATAACGTAGCAAACAATCCAGCTAATATTGCAAAAGCAGCAAGTGATTTTATTAACTTGCAGCAATCGGGTATACTCGACATAGTTAATGCTGAAGTTGGTAATCCAACGAACTTAGGCAACACAAGTGCAGCTAACTATAATGCAATTAGGAACAACACGTCGAATCCAGGAGGATTCACTGGCGGCACTGAAGTTAATGCTCAACGTGCAGGCTACGCTGGCGGCACCACTACAGCTATTACTGGCGCAGATGGCGAGACTTATTCTGAAAGCAGTGTCCCATTTGATCAAGTAGTACCAACAGCTGGATCTGCTGACGGCATTGTTACCTATAGAATAAGTGGTATTCGTAATCTTCCTATACAATCACAACTATGGAACATACTTGAAACAGCAGCAAGAGCAGCAGGTGTTAATGTTACAGTAATCACTGGAGGCCAAGTTCCTACTAGTGAAGGCGGCCTCAACGGCAAAAACAGAACTGGCTCTAATAGATTTGACAAAGGGTTTGCATCAGAAGTTAGACTAACAGACGGCGATAGTAATAGACTATACACAACTGATCCTGCACAACTTGCAATTATGATAAAGTTTGCTGAAGCATGCAGGGATGCCGGAGCAACTGCAATTGGTATGGGTAATGGATACCTAGGTGCTGGTACCATACATATTGATATTGCATGGACAGGACAAAAATCTAATTACATTAGTAACATATTACCACTTAGATATTGGGGCGGCAAAAACGGAAAAACTCCTCCACAGTACTTACAAGATCTTATGACACCAAAGGATAACGTATAATGCCAGAATCTACTGATACAGATTATACACATTTAGACATGACTCCGGAATACAACCGGATTATCACAGCACTAACAGGTATACGTGATGACGTAAGATTGTTACAAAAATTACAATCTGATCCAGAGAGTGGTATTGCTACAAGTAATGTACTAAACGACTTTCAAAGGGCACTCCTTGCAGTTAGTATGAGTTCAGCTGTAGGTAATACAGCGGCAGCAGTATCAGAAGCAGTTATTGCTGGAACACTACCAAATGGCGCAGCAGTTGCAGCAGCAAGTGGTGAAAGCAACGCAGATCTTACAGCAGAAAGAACAACAATAATTGCTGCACTAGGCGCCACAGAAGATCCAGCAGACTTAAAAGTATTAATACGAGTAAGTGGACAATACTATTGGGAAGCAAAGGGAACAGCAGGTCCAGACGATGGAATTCGAGGCTCTAATACAATAGTAGCACCGTTTGTATTAGGTGAGCAACTAGGCTATGATGACGAAGCAACTGGAGTAATTACAGCAGGTGCACCTCCAGGGCCACCCGATGGTATTCCAAACGCCTCTGCGCCAAAGAAGAGATGGCCGTTTGCAAGACCTGAAGGTCAAACAGCGTCGCCACTTGCTAATCCTAATGCAGACTTAATTGATCCGGCGACAGGATTAATAGTAGCGCAATCATCTACAGCACAAGACACAAATAATGCATCTGGCAGCACAGCGCCACCGGCAACAGATTATAGTGCAGGAGCAAGCTAATGCCAGCAGTAACGCACAGTAACACACCCTTTGCCGCAAATGTATTTGTAAATGGCGGTCCGACACTAGGCGGAGCAATAGCTGATGCATTAGGTCTTGAAGACACTATCGGAATAGATGATGATCAAGCAAGAGCAATTATTAGTGGCAGAGCAGTAGAATTGGATGCTGGAAACGACCCAGATACAATGGAAGCACTAGAACAATTTGGAGGAGGATCTCCAAATGGCACGAATCCAATTACTGGAAGAGAAGGCGCAGAAGCAGCCCCTGGCAGTGATCAGGGCACAGGTCCAGATGGATCAGATAGTGACGAATTTCCCCGCAATGAATCAGAATGGATTAATACACTAAAACATGTTAATAACCGAGTACTCCCTGAAGTTTGGGATAAAGCAGTTATATTTGCACAGAGCATGGGAAAACCAATTACAATTACTAGTGCTTATCGTACACCAGAGTACAATGTAAAAGTTGGCGGCGCCAAAAAGAGCATGCATACAGAGCGCAAAGCAATGGATGTACTATGGGGAACATCTAGTCAACAAGGTCGTGTAGATATGATACAACGTGCAATTGATGCAGGATTTACTGGTATCGGGTGCTACGAGAACTTTATGCATGTTGATATTGGGCCTAAGCGTCAATGGGGACCTAGTGGCAGCAGAACGGGCCAATATGCTACATATAAGCCCATATTATCATCTAATGGGTTTACTGTATAAATCACTTGACAACACACTCTATCTATGTTATAGTATATACATAATATAAACATAGGCAAAGAGGCAGCATGAAAAAATATAACGATAAAGTGATACTTACTGACGCAGATGGCGTCCTACTTAACTGGGAGTATGCATTCTGCTGTTATTTAGAACAGCGTGGATACACACAGATTGAGAACGGCAACTGGGAATACGACATTGCTAAACGCTTTGGTATTTCACGCAACGAAGCAATTAAGCACGTAAAGGTATTTAATGAAAGTGCAGCAATGGGATTTCTCCCAGCACTACGTGACGCTATGTATTACGTTAAACGATTACACGAAGAACACGGATATGTATTCCGTTGCATTACGTCTATGTCTTTAGACCCTAATGCATATAAGCTTCGTAAAATGAATTTGGAGAAGCTGTTCGGCGAATCAGCTTTTGAAGAATTAGTTTGTTTAGATACTGGTGCAAATAAAGATGATGCGCTTGAACCGTATCGTGATTCCGGATTGTACTGGATCGAAGACAAGCTATCTAATGCAGTACTTGGTTTAGACTTAGGTTTAAATGCAATACTGGTAGAGCATGGATTTAACATGCACGACGAACTTCCAGAAGGCATGACTAAATGTGTTAACTGGAAAGAAATATACAATCATATTACAGGAGAAACAATATGAGTGAACAATCACAACACGAACAAATTGTTGCAGCATTTGAAAATTACTTAGTCGAACATGCGGCTTGGGAAGATAAGAATGTTAAAGCAGCAGCAACCCGCGCCCGTGGCGCACTAGGTGACTTAGGCAAGTTAACAAAGTCAAGACGTGCAGAGATCCAAGACCGCAAGAACGCATTGTAGTGAGTAATCGTATGTGGGAATATTGGTGTAAAGCCATTGGACAAAAAGCATACGATGATAACAACAGAGCAGATGCAGTAGCACTCATTCGAACAGTTTGGGTGCTACTGCACGTTGTAACTTGCTCAATGATTATCATTGGTAATGGTAGACTATTAAATTTTTGGTAAGGAAGATCAATTGAACCCGACACCTAGAGAAACTGACAAAGAGTCAGAAAGATTAATTAAAGAGTTTTTAGCTAAAGGCGGCGAGATAGAAGTTTGCAAGCCTTTTGCAAGGACTGAAGACCTCGAAGTTAAAGGCGGCTTCTACGGTCGCAAGCCTAAGAAGAAAGAAGAAGAATGAAGTGTGTGCAGGGCGACTTTGCCCGCATCATACATTCAGTGAATCCAAGTAACATTGGACGAGTTGTAAAAGTAGTTGAGTACATCGGCAAGTTTGAAGCTGGCGAACAGTTTGAAGCACTTGGCATGACTTGCACTTGTATGGTACACGATCATTATTGGTGGATACAAGGCGAAGACATAGATATACAATTAGGACCATCACCTAAAGCATACATTGCTGATACATGGTTGGAACCAATTCGCCCTGAAGCTAAGAAACAAAAAAGTAAAGCAGAACAAGTCCTTGACATGTATAGCTAACGTCTATTACGTTATAGGAACATTCGTTTAGACTTTCTCCTTTTTACGTGTTATTATATATTAAATAACAGTAAGAATATATATTATTGTATATAAGATCACAATATTATATGTTATTATATATAAAATGGAGAAAGTGTAATGGGTGCAAGAAACCACAAAGATTGGTTAGCAGAACCAACAGTCGAACATAT